GGCTATCGGGTGTACCTGGGTTCGTGGGCACTGATCTTTTGAAGTTGTTTTTGTGAGTTGTTGGAAGGGTAGAGTGTCGTTACTACCTGAGCCTATGGCTATGGAGGGTTTGTGAATTGGATACCCACGGACGCCACCTTTTAGTCGAGTACATGAACTGCAATGCTGATGTACTTAATGATGTCAACAAGATTGAAGCCTTGATGCTTGAGGCTGCAATCGCTGCACGTACGAAAGTCGTATTCTCAAAGTTCAAACCTTTCGTACCGCAAGGCGTCTCGGGAGTTGTGGTGGTCGAGGAATCGCACCTCTCTATCCACACCTGGCCCGAGTACGGCTACGCCGCTGTGGACTTCTACACGTGCGGTGACGGGGATCCGAACGAGGCCCACGAGGTGCTTCGGGAAGGCCTGGGAGCCGCGAGCTTCGAGATGCTCTACGTTGAGCGTGGTCGGGGTATCGAGGGTCACGGCCCATGCATGACCCTTCAGAGCCACACCCGGAACACGTTGCCGCCGCCTACCGTGTGTATCGATCAGGACTCCGAATGGCCTCCGGATACAAGAATCAACGCCTAATGGCAGAGAGCAGAGACATGAAAAAGATTGCTTCACCGAATGAGCTGACGCAGGAGTTACGGAGTTTGCTTGCGTACTCTAAAACCAAGAACCCAAGTCGTGAGAAACTTGCTCATGATCTGAGTCAACTGGCCCAAAGGGTCGAAACTACAGCTTCGGGTGCTCAAATTGGTAGTCGTGGCGAAGGCGAAGTGATCGAGTCCAAGCACTGGACCCACAAGGACACGGGGGCGACGGCCAGCCTTTATGGTGCCGTACCTTGGTCTGGGGCCCCCGGTGACCGCAAAGAGAACTGGAGGCTGGACACGGTGGGTTGGACGATTGGCTGGTACGACGGCACGGTGGGTACCGGCGGTAAGCCGTTCCACAGCAAGCAAGAAGCCGAGGAATGGTTGCTTCAGCATCCCCGCGCACCTCGATTTGGATATTGAACGGCTGGCCGGTGGGTATCGGCCCGTTAGGGTGTTCGTACCACGGACCACCCGGCAACTTCCAATTCGCGCAGGAAAACCCAAGCGGCATCATGCCACTCCTCAGGTTCTACTGAACCGGTCTGGTCCTCATCGGGCAACATCAAATTTTCGCAGCTTTCCGCCAAGCATTTCGCTATTACTGCGAGCTGTTCATGTGTGAAATAGCTCATTGTTGCTCCTGCAATAGGGCGTCCGTGTGCGTAAGAGAGCTGACACTATTGGTTTGGCCGTGGCGATCAGGTCGAACCCAGAGGCTCTGGCTACTATGCGTTCGACCATTCCCCGCTTTGTGGCTGCTTTATTGGTCATTTGGGTCGTGATCCTTAGCAGTTTCCCGATCTCAAAGGCCCAGTACTACTCCACCAAATCTTCATACCTGTGATTGCCAGAGTCTTCCAGGGTGAGCAAGAAGCCATGCTGTTTCTGCCACAGATGGTGATCGATGATGGCTTTCGAGATGAGCCGTACGGTCACGTTTTTAGCTGGATTTGGCTCAGCATCGATGAACTTCAACTTGTCTAGCGAGATGATCCCGTATTCAAACGATGAAGCGTCATCCTTGAAATCCCTGGTATTCTTTGTGACAAAGATACGCCGTGGGAGCAGCTCGGTTTTGATGTCCGGGTCCAACATCCCGCTACGTGGAATGATCACTCGGATGTTAGCTGCTCTGAGAGCGTGAGCCAATGCCTGTACGTTTTCATCGACCACGAGGACCCCTCGGGACATCGCGAAACGTTCGGCCACTCGGTTTGAAGATTCTTCTGTCATAGGCCAGTTCTTTAGCAGGTACGGGAGTGGAGGCAATTCAAGGACTCACCGCACTAGCGTGGAGAGTGTCCGACTTCCAGTAAACACATTGGTTGATAACTTTGATGTTGTAATTGACCGTTCCACCAGTAGAGGATGGCGCAACTAACGAGCTAGACCCACCATTGATTGGGATTTTACGGATTTGATTATTCACCTCATAATAGACGTTGGTGCCATCGGTAGCCGTGGATTGGTTGAATCCAAACCCATTACCCACCAACAGCGTTGCAGCGCCACCGGCAAATGGCTGCTTCCAGATACCAGTATTTGCAGCGTCGGCACCGATGGCTCGGATATAGTAGAGGTTGATTCCGTCCGTGGAGAGAGCCAGGTGTCTGACCGACCCTGAGACGGGGGTCCAAGACGCGAACGTAGTGACTGCACCACCGTGGATTGGTGTCCTGACGACTGGGAACAGGTTTGTCGCATAGTTCGAGTAAGTCGCGTAGAGATACGTGCCGTCCGTGACAAAAGGTGCAGCGTAAGTTGCGTTTACGTTGACCGATCCGTCCGGAAGTGTAGCGCCGAACAGCAGGTTATAGGAGCCATCGTTGCTGCGTGGGATGTAATAGATACCCGCACTGTCTACCCGCTTTGTGAAAATGTCCGTGGCGGTGATTAGCAAAGAATCGGAATCCATGAGCGGCATGTAATGGGTAGGTGTGCCACCACTAATGGGTTGCGAGTAAATCCCAACGTCCTGATAATTGTTTGCAACCGTGCCATTTACGCTCCAAAACACGTTGGTTCCGAACACGCTAAAGGTTCTTAGTCCTCCCGGGAGGTTGGAAGCAACGACCGTAGTAGCTCCTCCCGTGCGGGGCATGCTGTTGATTTCGGTGCCCCAGGACCAATAAATATTGTTGGCATCCACGTCATAACGGTAGGGTGGGGCAGCAGGCATGAAAGTGTAGACCCCGCAAGTCCCCGACCCGCAAGCACCCCCGCAACAACTGTGGCCACACACACCGCAGTTGTTTGCGTCCGAAGAAGCATCGGCTTCACAGCCGTTGGCCATGTTTAGGTCGCAGTCGAAGTTGGTACCCGTGCAGGTAGCGATGCAAGCTTTGGTACCCGAATCACACGCCACGGTGGCACCCTGGACGGCACCACAGGCAATCGCCGTGTCCCATTGACCCGAACCATTACAGGTCTGGATCAAAGCGCCTGAGCATTGCTTGGTACCTGGCACGCAAACACCGCCACAGGTTCCCGAACCACACACGTATGGACAAACTGAACCCGAAACCCATTGACCACTGGCATTGCAAGTTTGTGGCGTGGTTCCCGAACATTGTTTGGCTGTAGGGCTACACGATCCTGAACACACCCCTTCGCCACCGCAAATGAATTGACAAGCGGTCTCAGCAACCCATTGCCCTTGAGCACTACAGCTCCGGGGAATCAGTCCCGAGCAATCCCGATCCCCAGGGATGCAAACACCGCCACAAGTTCCCGCTTGGCACACGAAGCTACAAGCCGAGCCACTTTGCCAAGCACCGGAACCATCACAGGTCTGAGGGGTTGTACCCGAGCATTGCTTAGTGGTTGGGGCACAGCTTCCTGAGCAAACCCCAGCACCTGAGCACACGAAGGGGCAAGTTTGGTTCAAGACCCATTGCCCCGAAGCATTACAAGTCTCTGAACCATTGCCGTTACAACGGGTAGCCAATGGGGTGCAGACCCCTTGGCAAACCCCGGCCCCACCGCACACGTATGGACAAGCGGAACCTGACTGCCACGCGCCAGCTTGGTCACAGGTACGCGGGATGTTGCCTTGGCAATCCTTGGCTGTAGGGCTACACGATCCTGAACACACGCCTTCACCACCGCACACGAAACTGCATTGTGTCTCATTCACCCAAGCACCACTCTGGTTACAGCTTCGTGGGTTCTGGCCAGAACAATCCCGGTCACCGGGTACACAAGAGCCCGTGCAGCTACCCGCTTCGCATACGAATGAACAAGCGGGCTTTTGAACCCATTGACCGTTGGAGTTGCAGGCCCTGGGAACAAGGCCTTGGCAATCCAAATCTCCCGGATTGCAAACTCCCACACAGGCCCCGTCTGAACAGAGGAATGGGCATTGGGTGCTTTTCCAAGTCGATCCGGAACCGCAAGTAAATGCTACCAAGCCTTCACATTTTGTATCCAAGGGGGTGCAATCCGGACTAGGGATATTGGAATCCGGGGACCCAGAATCCGGAATATTGGCTGGGGATCCGGAGTCCGGGGATCCAGAATTTGGAGATGCGGCATCCATGGGTGCCGCGTCGGTTGCCGGTGGTTGGGAACCAGCATCCGGGATCGGCATCGGCGTATTCTGGGTAGCACCGTCTACAAGCGATGAACCAGCGTCCTGAATTCGCTCAGGATCCTTGGTTTCTGGTGTAGGTGCTGCGGTTGGTGAACTTCCGCAAGCGATCAGCAGAAGGCCGACAATGGGTGAAATGAGCCTATTCATGCATGTACTACACAGTGAACGGCTTTAATTCAACGCGATCAAGCCCTCTTGTCCTGATTTGGAGGGGCAACACCTACACATTGGTATAGTGGCAAGAACCGGATGGCTAGTGGTAAAGAGCTGTGAAAATACGGATTTACGATTCTCCCTATAAGCCAGCCCATTTGACAACGTGATGGACCACGAGGTGGGGCCATCATACTGCATCGAATCAGAGGGTATAAAATGGCTGAAAATTTGGGTCCCGGAGTGTCACGAGTCTTGGAAGCTGCCGATACAGCTTTTGAAGATGTGGTGTTCCAAGCTGGTAAGCCTCCATGTGACGCTGAATTTATCCTTCAAGGGGATATTGCTACAACTGCCGTGCGTTCGGATGTGCTTCGAGGGGTGCCATCCGGTTTCTTGGGTAATGAAACAAATACACAATCGGCATATCTGACAAATTCATTGTGGTCAAACTGGTTCAAGTTTGGTCCCCAACGCACTGGCGAACTTCAATCTGTTCAGTGGGCTAATGTGCATGGCTGGCTAATTCCAGTAACTGGTACTCGTACAGGAACTCCGCCCGGGAGCCCCAATAACGTTGACAGCACCAACATCATTGCGTTGGATCCACCTCCGGCTAACAGCGGCGATTTCAGAATCGACTTCGTTTTTCTTGAGGTCTGGAAAGCTCGCATCCAACCCAACCCGTCCGCTACCAACAAACCAGCTAGCAGTGCTATCTATCGCTACGGCAATGTGGAAGGCGGCTTCAGCTTTCTGGCCGATGATTTAGTAGATCCGACGCTGGGCTTTGAAACTACCCAACGCACGCAAATACAATACCGAATCCGTGTTGTGAAGGGTTTGGTTGGCCTCACCTCGAATCCCGATGGTTTCGATCCAGTTGTTGTCAAGGCTCAGGGCGCTGCCACTACCCCGACCTCCTACACGTTCACGAATATGCGGCAAGCCTTGGGCGACCCAGGGCTGTGGAGAGCGGGTGACGGCACCCAGAATGCGCTCGGAACCGTGGACGGGTATTCCTACGCGATTCCGATCTCGGCTATCTTCCGCCGCAACTCGGTTTCTTGGCTGGGCGAGCCCTCGCAGAATCTCAATGGTGGGTTCTCGCGTAATCCCACGGCGGTAGATCGCACTGGAATCAAGACGTTCTCTACGGTTCCTACGCTGTCTGCTAACCTTTCAGCGGTGGCAACGTCGGCGAGCTTGGTTTCGGCACTCAATATTCCGTTGCCAATCAATCCTGCGACCCCGGTTCTGATTCAGATTGGTGATGAGTTGATGACCTATGCGTCTATCAACACGGGAACGAACACGATCAACACGTTGGCCCGTGGTGTGAATGGGACGGTGGGTGAATTCCACAAGGCCGGATCCGTGGTCAGGATCATGTCGGGTCGTCCCGATGGCCTTTTCTCGGATCAAATTGCCCTGACGGACATCTTGGATCTCCGTCACTGTGTGAATCCCAATGGCTTTGACTATGACTCTTTGCTTAATGGGAGCCTTGATAAACTGCTTCGTGGGCAGCTTCGATCCAACTGGAAGCGTAGCGGTGCTGGCCCACAAGGGCCCGTGGTGTTCTATCAGGATGCGATCAAGTCCGGTGGCGTCTCGTTGGGTGTGACGAAGCTTGATGCCCCCGACAACATCCGCATGGTCTTTTCGGATGCCGCCACGGTTCAGCCGATTGAGCTTATGGTAGCACCCATCGGTTCAGCCGTGCCCCCCGGGCCGGGTCTGCTCGTCAATGTGACGTGGGATCTACAACTAACAGTCAAACTCATCGGTAACTCGTCCGGCACTGGTTACGATGAAACTCCGACCTCCAATACAACCGCGAATCAGTTTTCCCCCGGGGATATTCTGCAAATCCCAGTGAACCAGCTAAAGAATGGCTTACCGGGTGGGGACACAGATCAGGTTCGGTGGGTGAATGATGCTCCGGGTTTTGTAAGCCTCAGGTTTGATGGCGATTCAGGTGACATCCCTTCTACGATGTACTCGGTTTTCCCGGCCATCCCTGGCCCTAGTGATGACCTGTTCATCGTGTTTGGCCCCACATTCCCAGCCCAAACCGGCGTTATCACGGCAGCAACCCCCGCGTTGCTCCACATCAAAGTTAATGCGGTTTACGGTCCTGGCCGTGGTGTGTCACGTCGCCCCGACATGCTGCATTCAGTGTCGTACATTAACCCGTCGGCGGATTTGCTTGTCCAGCAATCCGGTGTCCCGTCAAATAATCAGGGATCACGGATAGCTTGGACCCCGTTGTGGTCTAAGTTCCGGAGCGCCCCTTTTAATAATCTTCTGCCGGTCACTTCTGAGGTTTACGCGGACCTTGGCAGCAAGTCGCTTTTGCTTACTCCCTTCCGCAAAATTGATTTCCCAGTGGTTCTCACAGTGGATGGGGATGCCGCAAATCCGGGCCCAGATCCTCGGTTCGGGTCTGCAACAACTGGCACCAAAGGTCTGAATTCACCCACATTGACCGCAGTTCCTTTTACGGGAACTACAGCGGTGGGCGATGCTTTGATTATAGCTAGTGGTCCAGGCGCTGGTCGCTATACAATTTTGAGTCTTGTTGTGAACACCTCAATCACAGTGGATCGGCCTATTCGATCTCCGGGTGGTCCAGTCGTATTCACGGTCCATCAGGCACAAGGTGTAATGCCGTTGCTTACTAAGACATTTGCTCCTAAGTGGACCACAACGGATCCACTCGAAATGTTTTGCGGCACTACTTTCCCGCAAGCGGCCCAGAAAAATATTTTCGTCAGCTTACCCCGCCATCTTGTGCCGGGCTGGGGCGAAGTACGTCTTCCAATTCTACCCGTTGATGCTCTCTCCGGGACGTTCTCTCAAGGCATCAACTTTGGGTCGGTCAGCAAGAGTGGTAGCGTCTTCAGTGATGCGGACAAGAATTACGTTAACTACAATCCCGTCACAGGATTCACCTACGCTGCTTTCTCCACGTTGGATCTCCAGACTTCAACGCCCTCAATCTATAATGGGACCTTCCTGTACACGAATACATTTGCAGGAATGCGAAAGTTCACTGACACTAGAGGTCTTGAGCGTCAAGGGTTGGAGTTACCTCCGTTCTATGGGGTGGCCAGGTTGTTTGGGGTGTACGAAGCGAATGATTATAAGGTGAACGGTGGGTCACCTTTCAACTCGACAACCAGGGCATTCGTTGGTGGGGCCGCCACAAATCTGCTTCGTCAGAACATGACTCAAGCCGATGGTCCGACCATGTGGATTGAGATTGACGATGATGGGGATTCTACTTTCATTCTCAACGCCAACGCCATCGATATCACACGTTCACCAAACCCACTCGCTTCATTTGCGGCTGGTGACTACGTAATCGAAGCGTCCATTTTCGGCTTCGATCGCGGAACTTTCGATTTGAATTCGGAAGCCAGACTGGTTTTGACTAGACCTTCTGGTAATAGTTGGTCGTTAGTAGCCGGTCTAGCTCCTAACCCGGGCACTCGGCCTCTTAACATCAACAGGCAAGTGGCAGGACCTGCGGCTTGCTTACCCGGTCCCGCCGAGCCGTCCGATCAAGTGGTCATCAACTACACCCGTACCCCATACGGCGGAGATCCATGGGGATCTCAGTCCACATATATCGATCTTCCATACGATCCGGGTCCGTTAACGACCGCTGATGCCTTCCAACTCGCTTCCACACGCTTGAATCAAAGCGCTCTCACGAGGCCGAATCAAAAGGTCTTGGAAGTGCTCGCTGCCAAAAGTTTTTCCACGACTCTTGGTAGTGGTCGGTACTCCGCTGACGCGACCACGAACCTTTTGGACTTCAAGGACGTAGCGTATGAAGATCCCACGGCATTCCCACCCACCACGGGCATCGATCCAAGACCCAATTCGTTACCCGGCAATTTTCAATCCACAGATCTGACCAATATTGGGTCGGAGTACTTGAGTTGTTCCGAGCGGCTTCCTCTCGGTTCGCTGTTCCGGGACAAGGATTTTCGGGGTCAGGTATTTGGAGCTACCCCTTCCCCGCTTGTGTTCTCGAATGATGTCGGGGTCGGTCATTGCACGGGCCTGGCGGTCAATGGTGGCGAGCAGTACGAGGCATTGATAGACACGGCCTCATCAGGTGTAGGCTCCCCCGGGGACGTGCTGGTCCATGTGGACGGCGAACCTGGCAACTACTCGCTCTTGACCAACTTCCGTGTTCAGCGTGGCGGTTCCGTGTTTACGGGCAATGGGGCTCATCCGGGCGGCGAGGTTTCGTTACAAGGGCAACCGCTTCTCGTAACCGGCAACCATACCAACGTGCTGGTGGGACGGGCAATGCTGGTCCGAAACGCTGTTACCAATGTAGGGGCCACCGAAGTCTCGGCGGGTGACGAGTTGATGCTGCTTGTTATCACAAATGTCGTCCGACCCACTCCTGGTGCTCCGGTACCGGGGGACCTCACTATTGGCACTCAGGGATCTGGTGAAGGTTATGCCGCCGCAGACCTATACCGTATTGATGGACATCCCCTGACCAGGAACAACGTACACATGAACATTGACCCGGCGACCATTGCCCTGTCCAAGAGGTCTAGTCCATGACAATCATCCGTAGGACATATCTAGATCTATCCCCGAAACACCGTAAAGAGGGGGCAAAGATTGCGAGAGCACGACTCAAGAGCGCTCTCGCCAACCCTCTTTTGACTACGGATCAGAGAATTCAGCTTCAAGAGCAAATGCACAAGCTTGCCCAATGGGAAGCGGGCACACTTCAGATCGATACGGGAGCGAAAGAGGAATCATGACAGATCCAGCGAAAGTTTTAGAAAAGGCTCTTAGTCGTCAAGCCGCCATTGATTCGGGCCCTGATGCTCGAACCTGGATTTCCTCGAAAGACCAGAAGATTATGGTCTACGCTTACGAATCGGCTGAGTTTTTTGAGCAGCAGGCTCTTTTTCTTCGGAAGTCAATGAAGATTTTTGAGCAAGACCAAGACATTCAGAACGTCTTGAACGACCTTGATATTGTTAAGCGTGAGGTGCGCCGCAGGTACTAGGCTGCGGTTGGTAGAGGCAACCGGGAGTCCGATCAGCGATCACGGTTGGGTACGTTCTCAACAAGTGCTCGAAGCTCAGCCATGAAAACGTAGGCTTGAGACATACCGATCTCCATCACTAGCCGTTTGAACTGAATGTTCAGTGGAAGTACCGTAGCTCCCACAACCGTGGCCTGCTTGGCAGCCTTCCGACGCGCCACAAAGGCTTTCCCAACATCGACCGGCACACGCGACGCCTTAGCAGCCGACGACGTGGTTCCCGCATAGGATACAATAGTCACCCTAGGTACCCTCCTACGCACCCTGGTCTTCCGGGCTTTCGGCTTACGTGCTGTCACAACTTTTTCCGTTTTCTTCTTCTCATCCATACGGTACCTCGACACTGATTTTCTGACATTACAGAACTTGTGTAATGAGTCAAGAGCCGGGGAACACTGGACGCCGAATGGGATCGGATCCTTCGAGATCCTCTCGGACCGTGACTATCCGGATATATTGCCCTTCCTTGCGGAGTTTTTCCATGTGCTCACGCGCGGGCTGGGTTGGAGGTTCCCAGGAGTACAGGATACCATACGAGGCTTTCTCAGCGGTCATCGTGCTGCCTAAAGATTCTACTGCTTTCCGGTCGGCTTTGCTTACCAACCCCGACTTCACGGACAAGATGAGTTTGTGGGGGTTCCCATCGTCATCCAACAGTATGAACACGGCGTCCATTCCCTCGTCCGTTCCGTTCTTTGTCGGCCCAACCGGCTTCGTTTTAAGTGCAAGGCTAACTCGGTTCGTAGCGAACGCTTGACATAGCATTCCCTTTTTGCCGCCTCTCTCATTATCAAACTTTTCGCCTCTCTCATTATCAAACTTACTCAGCGCCAACGCTTCTTCGTATGATGTTGGCTGCCATTCAAGAGGGTCATTCTCGATCCTAAGATCCTCCATCATCGCATGAGCGGACTCAGGATTGAGAATGCATCTTGAGTTGGGAATCATCGCCACCCAACTACGTTTCCCCTCTATAACCGTTCTCAATAGACACGGTTTCTCGGTAGGCCGACGCTTTTTCTGCTTCTGCTTCTTCTTCTGCTTTTCAGTTTCCACATAAGAGCAGAAAGGCAGCAACACTTTTTGGCCATCCTTGGTGTGGCCCTTCAAGAATACTTCCAGACAGCTCTGCAACGTCCGGAAAGGCTCGCCGATGTTAGCCTTACTCCCGTGAAGAGTCCCTGCCGTACCTGGGAAGTATGCGAACAACGTCGAAACTGGTTTGCCTTTGTCAACGGTCATATCCTGGTACTGCTTTTGCGCGTAAGAACCAGTTGAGGTCTTTTCCAGGAGGCTGTTTTCTTCCGCATAACGTAGGTTGTCTTCCGGTGTTCCACGGTGCTCTTCTGGGATCGATGTGAGCACGGGTGCTAGGGCATTTGGCGGGAGATTTCCGTTTGACCTCGACCACCCCGTAAGCGAGTTCAAACGATAATTCCGACCAGGTTTTGTCTTGAAGAAGAGATCATCCTCGTCGTCCTCTTTACCGTCGTCCTCATGTGGATCCTTGTGCCTAAATTGTTTCAGGACATATTGCTTGTTGCAAGGCACTAGAATTTTGTCCGGGTAGAATGCTGCTTTATCTTTTTGATACCAGAGAAAATTTTGAATCACGTCTGGATACGACGTGCTTATTTGGGTGGTCGAGGAGAACCCATGGGTCCAGGCGATTGTCCGTAGGTGGTTTTTGTCTCCAAATATCAGATCCAAAACATTGGCGATTTTCTTTGTCTTTTGCGATCGACAAAGAACGATCAATGAGCCAGTGTTGGTAAGGCACCTCTGGGCCTCTAGTCCTATGGCTGCATACAGTATCAAGTCGCGTTTATCTTCGGGGTATAACTCTAGAACATGGTCGATTTTTGGGATCTGTATGGTGACTTCACGAAGTGTTTGCCGCTGCTGCTCAGGGGTCCACCATGTTTGAATATCTTCGTGTTTAATACTGTTAATGAAACACAGGGCGAAAGTGTCGGCCGCTTGTTGGCGCATTAACTCAATTTGGTTTCCATCGCAATAGAGCTTGGACTCCCGGGCATACTTAATATGCGGTAGTTCGTTCTGTTTGAGGAAATCGTTTGCACTGCTATCGTCTCGTGCTGTTGCCATCCCTCTAGATACACCTACGCTACCAGAAGAAGCTCCATTCTCCGGCCGCAATCGGCTTAAGCGCCATCAGAATGATGCTTTCCCGCAAGATCGTGACCAAACTACGCGAGACTGACTCGGTAAAAGACCGCAAGAGTGAAGGATTCCTTTCATAGGCTTCCTCTGGTGAGACTTTCACGCGGCAATGGAGCCGCTTGAAAGAAGGCAACCATGAGTGAAGTCAGGCAACCAGTGATCGGTCAGGCAGTCGTGTTCACGGACGCGCATGGGATGGGCCACCCGGCTCTTCTTACGGCGGTTCATGGGACGGCGAGCCAAGGGTACCAACCCTCAGTGAACCTCGTGTTCGTCACCGACGATGCGTCCAAGACTGACCCCTACGGGCGTCAGATTGAGCGTCACACGTCAGTCGTGCATCGGGTTTCTCAGGGTGCCCACGGCATGTTCTGGCAGTTTCTCGAAGAGGTCTGAACCTAGCTAGTCGCTCAAGTCGGCACCGATGAGGCACCGATGGCTTGAGTCGTTCCAGGGTCGCGTGAAAGTCTCAACTACTCCCCGAACGGTGCCTCAGGCTGCTACCTTGAATTCACTGCCAAGGGTCGGCACCCAGATATCCCAGGTGTTCTTCCACGCGAAGTACTCGGGGGTCATGTACCAGAAGCCGTCAGCTCCCCATCTTTTGCCCCAAGAGTTCTTCACAATGAAGTTCCCGCCCTGATAGCCAACCACGATCATTGCATGACCGCCAATAGTCTTTCCTTTGGGGATCGATACCGGGTCGGTTTTGCTTTTACTAAATGAGTCGTCAATCAGTGTTCCGAACACGATGGGTTTGTGAGCCCGAAGTGCCTTGATGGCATCCTCTACTCTAGCAGCGCCCGAGGATTTGATTCGGTAGTAGCTGTGTAGTTTGTGCCCACGCGCTCGTCGTTGTGCCATCAGGCTTGGGCTAGTGAACACCTTGGAAGTTTGGTAGGGCCAAAAGGTTTCCTCGCAAATTCCAAACTTACTACCGGCTTCAAAGGTACTTCGGATATGTGTCCCCTCGTCTTTGTCTAGATCGCCATTGAGGATGCGAGCCATTGAGTAGACAAAGAGGCGACTAAGCTCCACACGAGGACGCCCCTCAATAGCGTTGAGGACTTCGTAGCTATCGGCTGTAGCGTTCCCAGCGCAAGCTGAGAGTTGGTATTGGTTCGTATCGGTGCAAAATTCACGAAGGTCTACGTCCCCGGTAGCCTTTGGGGCCGCTACCTTGAACAATTCCGACACTGCTTTGTCCTTTTCATGCCAATCACTGACCTGCCCATCGGCCCCCATCAGGATCAGATGATCCCGCTTGTAGCCGTAGACCTTTTTACGGAATGGATTGAGGTTTGGGATGCGAATGATCATGCTTACCCGCCTAACAAGGAGAATCCTCTTTTACGATCTCATGAAGGAGGTATCGCATGCGTAGCTTGATTCTCATCTTTGTCGTGATGATCTGTGGTTGTGACCCATTGAATGATCCGGAGATGGATCCTGAGATGATGGATGCGGGGCGAATGGATGCCGGGATGGACGGCAGCATAGACACCCCATGTGGGCGTATGTGCGGGCATTTTCGCACTCTAGGTTGTGATGAGGCCCTTCCTTTTTACGACTCTGATAAGCCTGGGCCGGTCGATGAACCCAACACAACTTGTGAAGAGTTCTGTGAATCGCAGATGGACTTGGGAGTGGATCTCAATACCGAGTGCTCTCTCAAAGCTCCTACTTGCAATGATATTGAAGCTTGGCGTGCGATGACCTGTAACTGAAAGGGAACGAAAATGGACGGTATAGCTGAATTCGTCAACACCAATCTGCTCCCACACTGGCCGTTCGTATCCGGCATGATGATTTTCATGATCATCGGGCGTGTTATGTCCAAAAACATCTTTTTCAAAGATGCCCACAAGACCAACAAGCCCGTGTGGTTGTTCTGGTGGGGCCGCAAGACGCTGGCTCTGCATCCGATTGTCGCTGGCCTGATGTTGGGCATGATCTGGCGTGACCCAGAAGCAGGTGTAAAGGGTTTGGCCGCGAGTATGGGGTACTTCGCGATGGCCGGAGCTTTTTCAGTTTGGGCATATGAGACATTAAAGGGAATTGCGAAAAAAGAAGGTATTGACCTAGACCTACCGGGTGTTGACGACAGTGTTCCACCCACCCCCCCGGCTGCCTGACATGCATTCAATTTCAACGGGTTCATCAACAACGGCTCTGCCCACTCCTCCGCCCTCGTTCTGGAAAAGTCTATGGGCGAAGGTGGTCTCTTTTTCCAAATTAGCCGCGAGGTGGCTAGTGGGACCAGGGGTAGTCCTGGTCCTGGTGGTGGTGGCCATTATTCTAGTGTCTCTGGGTATCAAGAACATCCAGATCGGCGGCCTGATCGGGAGGATCTTTGGTAAGAAGAAGCCGGAGCACACGGCGATCGATGTGGCCAACTCAGTGCCCACGGCTCGTGTGGACGACAAGGGCAAGATCATTCCCATTGGTGTACCTGACTCGAAGGGGATGACTCAAGCGGCCGTGGTGCCGATCCAGAATCCTGGTATCTTCTCGAATCCCGATCACGTTGTGTTCACGCCTCCTGGTGATACCAAGCCGATTGAGATCCAATTGCCAGTTGGCGTGAAGGCCAAGGATGTAGAGAGGGTCATCGTAGTGAAGCCCACCAAGTTTGTGGTCACGGTGAAAGACAAGTCGGGCATCAAAGCTGCGACTGTCGATGATCTATTGAAGAAATACTCTTAATAGACATTCGGAGGCTTCCATGGATCGCTTACGGAAAATTGCTGAGATTCTCGTTGCCCACGGTCAACGTAGTCTAGCTTCTGAAGTGGCCATGCTGTCTTTGCAGCTCAAGTCCTCTGCTGCAAGTTCGGAACGGACTGCGGGTAAAGACGTTTTAAATAAGACGAAAGCGGAGGCGGTTATTTCACGTGAAGTGGATCGACCGTTTCTGGACCGTGCATTGGAAATGTTCCGGCATGTCACTGACGGGGATACAACCATCAGCAATTTGCGTGTCCCAAAAGACTGGCCACTTGGAGGGGTCATTTCGTTCACGCGGGATGCTGATGGACGACCCGTTACAATGGGTCTTGATAAAAAGACTTCAAAGTGGTTCGCTCGTGCGGTGCCTTCTAAATGAGAAATACGGGTAATAGGATGCACTATTTCACGAGAGTTGCTGAGCTTATGATGGCCAATGGTTCGGCCTCCGATGGAGCCGTGCGAGTAGCCTTGGCTTTTCTAGACCGGCAAGCCACTGAGTTTGACTCCCCGAAACAGTTGCAGCAATATCTCAAGGATCACCCAGACGCTGATAAGACTCTGCATTCGGTCAAGCCTAAGCAAGAAGCTCCCAAGCCTAAGCAGCAAGCTCCTAAGCAAGAAGCTCCTAAGCAAGAAGCTCCTAAGCAAGAAGCTCCTTCTAAGCAAGCTCCCAAAGCACCAGCCTCCGAAACAAAGAAAAGCGAGCCGAAAGACAAGCCGAAAGCTGAGAAATCAAAAGCTAAGTCCACTAAGCGTAAATCGAAACCCGTTTCTAATCCCAAGACCATATCGCGGGTTGGGATCCCTGGTGGGGCAATACTCCCACCACCAAAGTTACCTCGTCTAGCTGGTCTCTCTAAGGATGAAGCTGCGATTGAGGAGAAGATGAACGCTATGGTTGAGAGTCATCCAGACAAGATGGCTCAGGCATTTTATGATATAGCTAAAACCAAGAACTGGGTATTTGAAACGGATGGTGCCAAGACTTTGATGCCAGAGTGGTCACGTCCTGATCTTCCGCCAGAGAAGAAGGGTGAGCCCTTACACCCGGAGAGAGCAAAAGCTAGAGCCAAGTACAACGCCGTGATGCATCAAGGAGCAAACGCGATTGTCAAAAAAGCGTTTCTTTCGCGCATGGATGAGATTGCCAAACTGCCACCGGAGCAACGAAAGATTCTAGTTACTAGTGGCGGAGTCGCGGCCGGGAAAGGATCCATGTTAGCCGCTAAGCCGGAGCTATCTTCAGGTGCGGCAGCGACTTGGGATGCGGCTGGAGAGCAAAACGCCACTGAGAATGAATGGTTAATCGAGGAATGCAAAAAAAGGGGCATTCGTCCAACATTTGTGTTCGTTGCTGCTGACCCAAAGAAAGCTTGGCTAGGGGTTGTAGAACGCGCAAAATCCATTGGGCGGATGGTAGATGCAAGGTTATTTGCGGATTCTTACGCTGTAGGAGCTAAGAACTTTCACGAGTTCCAACAGAAACACAAGGGCGATGCAGGTTTTTCCTTTGGCCGTTTTAATGGGCCTGACAAGCCGACCGACATTCTTACCGAGATGCCACCTGAAGCGTTGGAGTTGGATGCCGACGATATCTACGATTACGCTTCTGAGTGGCTGGATGAGCACAAGGACGAATTGCCGGAGCATATCTACGCTGGTGGCACCATAGGTCGTCGCATTTGGGATGAGGTATAAGCAATGGCAAAGAGACCAGAAATGCCCCCTATGGATCCGAAGTATTTGAAGCGGATCCAGGAACTCATGAAAGAAGGATTGGAAGAAGCGGGTAAGCACCCTGAAAAATATTGGGAAGAAGAGCGGCAACGTCACAACAATACTAAGCCGTTCAAATTGTTCAAATCGAAGAAGAAGAAAAAGACAGCTTCCAATCCTGCCGACGCTTTAGAGGAAGCCCTTAAGGGTACTCATGATGCTTAACTTTTTCCCATGGTTGTTGCTCCCTCTATTGCCTATGCAGGCAGTAGAGGCACCCCCCGATGCAGATCCAGTGGTGGTCGAAGTGGCGTGTCCTGAGGGCTTCACATGTGTAGTCAAAGAGGATATGGGGATGCTGCTCCAGCTCCTACGGGACCATAAGTGCCGAGCCGAGACCGAACCTAAGGTCACCGCCGATGCCGTTAACATCATCGTGGACCGTCAGGGTCGTGTCTATGGTTCAGGGACCGGACCCAAACCATACACGCTGAAAATTTCGTGGTGTAACTACGAGATCGAAGCCAAGTCTGAGATTCATCTTGATGTGGCTCAGCGGGTTGAGCCAACTTGGGGGTTCCGCTTTCGGGTAAAGGCCACCGCTGGTGTACTTTTGGCGGATGCTTTCGTTGTGGACAAGCTATACGAGGCCTTGGATGGCGGTGTCTTGGTTGAACCGTTCTTCATCCAATGGGCCAACTTGAATGCCCATGTTGGCTTCAGATCCTTTGGGGCCGGGGTAGGGTTCGATCCTACCCTGAACTCTACAATTTACCTCGGCTATGCTCTTACGTGGGGCTCCTGGAGATCCAACCCATTTCTCAGTGTGGGGTTTTCTCTGTGGTGATCTAAATGCCGTTCAGGGAACCATGTACACCCATCAAACACGTAGAGTGGTAGCCAGATACTTGGGAGCAAAGTCCAAGCAACGTTTGGTTGTCATGGACTTTGACGATACCCTTGTTTCATCAAAGGGTTACGTATCCGTAGTGAAGGCCAACGGAGAGAAGATTTCCATGGACTCCGCTACTTTCGCTCATTATCGCCCTAGCAAGGGTGATAATCTAGACTTCGGGATTTTCAACGATGTTCTAGAACCCCGCATCATTAAAAGCAACTTTGACCGGATGACCTCTGCTCTCAAGGAAGGCGCTCGGGTTGTGGTGCTTACGGCTCGGGCCAAGGGAGCCCAGTCCAGCGTCAATAAGTTCCTTGAGGATCAAGGTGTGACCGGCGTTGAAGTCATAGGGCTTGCTAGCTCTGACCCTTACGACAAAGCCAGATGGATTGATAAGGCAATAGAAGATGAAGGGTATCAAGATGTGTCCTTCTATGATGACAGCTCATCCAATGCCAAAGCGGTAGCCGCATCTAAGTCAAAGCACACTAAGATCAAGTTCGAGGTCACGCACTCGCCGTACCCAAAAGAAAAAGATTACGCTGGTCCAGTGATCCATAAGACGTACAAGTCCGATAATCCAACGGCAGCTGTGGTTGAGTACAAAGAAAAGCCAAGCTCCAACAAGTCTGAAGCACATAAATCGGACTCATCGGAGTGGTGGGACGACCAATCGGATACTTTCAAGAAGACCTACTGCGGAGAACATGAAAAGTCCCGCTACTGCCGTTGAAGAGGTGCCTCATGCCAAACTCCGCTCGTTTGAAACAAGTCACTGATCGTGCCAAAAAAATCGACAACGCAAAGGTCTCTAGGTACGTGGAAGAGGGCTTGAAGGAGAAGCTGGACCAAGCTGGGCCGATGGCGGGGATTTGGCTAGAGACACTTGAAGCCGATTTTGGTAGCCTCCGCAAGAAGCCCGATGGTTTGTTGAAGGACTTCTCCAAAAAAGACTTCGATGACTTGCAGAAGGCCCTCTTCGGTTGAGGCTTCCGTTTTCATTTATGCCACCGGGGTGTGTGGTTCGCATTCTGAAAGTTTTTGGATAAATGTCTAACTCGATCCGCCATATTACCACTAAAAGGCCTTTCACTGAATCCGCGCGCTCTAAGCTATTACCAAGTGCTGGTGTGCATGTCACTGTTGATGCCTTTGTGTCTGACCCTGACAAGGTGTTTAAAGAAACGCATCTGCAAACCTTGTTCACAAGTTTGGTGTCAGCTTTAGATATGAAGATTTTGCATGGACCCGAGTTCATTGAAGTTCCAGTCGATCCTGAGATTCTACGCAAGTCTCAAGAATCCAAAGAGTTCCTCGACGAGGGGGGAATTACAGGTATGTGTGTGATCAGCAAAAGTCACATCGCAATCCATTGCTGGCCTCTTCAACGATTTTTTAGTATGGATGTTTTTTCGTGTGGAGACTACGACCCTGAAGTTGCTTTGAAAATTATTCGTACCCACATGGGGGTCCAGAATGAAAGCACTCACATCATCAATCGTAGGAAACCAATTACTCAAGCACCCTCTGTGTACTGCATCACAAATAAGATCAACAACAAGAAGTACGTGGGGAAGTCAAAAGATCCTGAGGCTAGACTAGGGCAGCATATTTGGACTTCTGGACACCCAGACCACAACGGGTACATGCCGATTCACGCTGCAATAGCTAAGTACGGCTTAGTAAATTTTTCGTTTTCTATACTTCAAGAGTACGCTTCCGATGCTGAAGCGTTTGAGGGTGAGCGTAAATGGGTTCTAGAGTTGAGAACCAACAATAGGGAGTTCGGGTATAACCTCAATGGTGGGGGTAGAAGAACTAGTTTTTCAGCCGAAACAAAAGCTAAAATAGCTACCGCCAATAGAGGTAAAAAAAGAACATCAGAGTTCAAACAACGCATGTCCGTTATGCGCACGGGCGCAGGAAACCCTATGTTTGGCCGCCAACAGAAACCGGAAGTCCGCACAGCTAAATCACGAGCGTGGTTAGGCGACGGTAACCCCAATAAGCTAAAGTTCTCGGCAGAAACTGTCTACAAGATCCGCGCACTAGTGAAAGAACGTAGGACGCATGCTTCTATAGGGGAAGAATTTGGGGTGTCCGGTTCTGTCATAACTAACATCGTTAACGGTAAAGGATCTTATGCTAAGTTCCCTAGTGATCGTACACCAGTCCCAAAAGCTAAGCTGTCGGCGGGTATAGCTAACGAGATTAGAAAGTCCCACCTGTCCGGTACTTCAATGAAGGCATTGGCTTCTAAGTACGGTGTTCATTACGAGTCTATTCGGAGCATACTTCTCGGTAAAACCTGGACCGCTAAGGCTGGTAAACCTGGTCGTTCATCTCGTAGGGGTGGCGGTAGATGAAACACGCGATGTCAATGGATGAGGCCAATTCTAGGTTGGCAGTGCCATGAACCACTACGGATTCCTCTTGATCGCGATGTCCGTTGAGGAGGCTAAGGAAACCCTTGGCTTCTCACGCGACGAGAATCCAAGCCCTCAAGAAATCAAGAATGCACATCGGAAGAGGATGCTTGAGACACACCCCGACCGTGGTGGCAGCGATGAAGCGGCCACGGAGGTCAATGTCGCCAAGGATATCTTGGATGGTAAGATACGACCGTCTGGTCCCTCTTACTCCCGTTCGCGACCGTCTGGTCCCTCCTACTCCCGTCCTGAGAGCCATGGTCCAGCAAGGGCAGCGGTAGTTGTTGAGGTATCGTTTCAAGAAGCCGCATCAAAGGCCGGTGTCCCAAGCGGTGTCGAATGGCTATTTGTGACTCCTGCACAACGAGGTACCGCTTGGTCGGGTGACACATCCGAGCGGAGTGAAAACGCTTATGTGGCGTATGGTCGGACCACTAGCAAGCATGTCTTTATAGCTGCCAAACACTGGCAGAAGCAAGAATCGTTCAGTGGTGGCATCGATTCCGAGGATATTTGGACCATCAACTTGTTTGAGTATCCAATCACTGACGAGACCAAAGAAAGTCAGAATCCCGCATGGCTTTACGGGCACGTTGTTCGTGCGTTAAAAACCGTCTCGGATAAAAAGTTCAACTCGAAAGTCTTGGATGCTAAAGGGTGGAAGCTTGGTCAAGACATAGAGTGGAAATCCGGTAACAAGGTTTCGATCAAAAACTGGCTCGTAGGTAGTGGGCAAGTGTCGGGGGATGCTCCTTCGGTTGCTGGCCGTAAACATGTGGTCGAGTTTACGTTCATGAAGAGCTTCGATAAGAAGCCCGGATATGTTCCTACTGAGGACTCTTCCCCGGGTGGGTACTTTGGTGACTGGTACCAAATGACGCTCATTATTGATGGTACCAAATACGACCTCAGCGAATCAGATGCGAAGCTGATGCTCAAACGTACCGGATCAAAGACGCTTTTGGACCTGATGTTTGGCCGGTATCAGTACGGCGGTGAGAAGAAAAATGTAACTCGCATGGGTCACAATGGGCTCATTTGCATTAAGTGGTGGCTTGATAATTTGAAAGATTTGCCACAAAGTGCCAGGGATCTTCTTTTGGCATCCGTGAAGCAAATGGGAGGCTGAACAACATGGAACTACAATCGGTGTGGATAGTCCTTAACCCAACGGCTGACTCCGAAATGGGAGACATTTGTTTCGAAGCCAGTGTGAGGCGGGGCGGTAGAGGTGTGAACCTGGTAAGGTACATTCTTGGTACCGGTGAGTTCCGGTGGGACGACGAAAATTCCACGATGTATGCCGACAAGGCGTCCGCCGTCAGGGATGCTACCCAGCGCCTTAAAGACCAAGGTTCGTTAAAAAAAGCCAGCCCAGCTGACAACTACGAAAAGTTGTTAGCCGGGAAATGAGTTTTCACCCGGTTGATGTGGGGCACAGACCCGAGCAGCGGCAGAGGGCTACAGGATCGTCCTAGGGCTTGCCAATTACGTCGCGAACGAAATTGTCCAATACTCGTAGGTTGCGGGCGGGGTGCGGACCAGTCGGTTTACGAGGGGTGCTGTCACGGCCACGGGTGGAGTGTCGTGGCTCCTCAGCTTCGTCGCGTAGTTGGTCAGTGATGCCCTCATCATCGAAGATCTTAAAAAGTTTGGCCTGAGTTGGTGACTTGGGCTTCTTCCTATCCTTGGCCAAGAACTCATCACGGTCAACCCCAGGCTGAATCAGCCCTGCGAGTAACGCAAGTACCTTTTTATCCCCTTCACCTTGCGCAGCAGTAGCGGCGTCATAGAATGCTTCCTCATCCTTAGGCTTCGGTAAGGCTTTCTGTACTTTGGTTAGTAACTCACGATAAGCCTTCCCCCACTCCTGTTCTCGGTCCGAATATGGGATCCCTCGCCATTTTTTCTTTTGCTTCTCTAGCTCCGCCACAACATCTTTGATGGGCTTGTAAGCTTTTTCCCGACGATCTTCAGTACTACCAGGAGCGGTTTTGAAGCCTTTCTCGGCCTTGGGTTCTGGCTTATCCGATTCCTCTGGCTTACCGCTTTCGACCTTGTGCTTGGATTTGTCCGCCTGGGGATGCTTGTGTAAATACTTCCGCAGGGCATCCAGGGTTGGAAATTCCATCCCCACGTGGGTAACCCTTCGTTCCGCTAAGAAGCGATTGACTACACGGTTGGCGAGTGGATCCATAATTTACCCACCCTACTAAAAGATTAGCTACTTTGCCTAACTCTGGTGTATCTCCATGAGTGGCAAAGACCAAAGACCCGGACAATCTCGTAGTCAATACAAAGGTATACGAGATCCTCAAACAAGTTCGGGCCACCAAGACCGTCACGCTTAAGCCGACGCCTCTGCTCAGGACAGAGTTCCTGGCCTTGGATGGAACGGTTCAGCCATTTAAGCTCCGGTACTACCAGGTCCAAGCTATCTACCACCTGCTGGCCATGAAGCGGATGGTACTTGGGGATGCCACTGGTACTGGCAAGAGCATTTGTCTTATCGGCTCCTTGTGTTACGTGTGGGATAAGGAGCCCGACACCAAGGCCATCATTGTGGCACCAAAAAGTGCTATCCGTCAGTGGGGGTCGGAGATCAGGAAATTCTCTACTGGAATCCAGACCTTCATTGTGGAAGGTTCGGCCCAAGAGCGTAAGGGCATTTACGAGGCGTTTGCAGCGCACCAGGGCCCGAATAAGGCGATCCTGATGATCGGCTACGCCCTTCTAGTTCGGGACTGGAATGCCGGGGCTTCAGTGCCTCGATTGGCTAATGGTAAACCTGATCCAAAAGCTCCGGCCACTCCTGGGCTTCTGAACGGTATAACACAAGCCATCCCTGGGCTTGTTGTAGCGTATGACGAATGCACTGCCTTCAAAAACAACAACACAAAGACGTGGGAGGTCTGTAGTCAGCTGGCCCTCCGGGCAAACCGTTGTTATGGAATGACCGCGACCCTTCTGAAGAACAACTTGATCGAAGGGTACTCCATCTACAAAGCGATTCACCCTGACGTGTTCCGGAACAAGTCGCAGTTCATGAATGACTACTGCGTCACTAAACTACAGTCCGTTGGTGGTGGTCGGAAAATCCCTATCGTGGTCGGCTACAAAAATCTACAAGCCTTCCGTGATCGGATCGACCCATTTTTCCTTGGCCGCCCGAAGCACCTGATTTCAGATGAACTTCCAACGCTTATTACGAAAGAAGTGGTGGTTGAGCTATCGGCCGTTGAGAATTCCAAATATTCTGAGGCTTTGACCGGGATACTGGAGTTGGGGGACGGTGAGGTCAAAGATTACGAAGAGCACAAGAAACTTGTTGCTCTTGTGTATTGCCAGAAAACCGTTGACTCGATGGCACTGCTTAAATACGAATACGGGGAGAGGGACATGGTTCTGGATATGTTCGATGATGTGTTGGTACCTGCTTTACCCTTGGAGCTAAGCTCAAAAGAACGAGCACTTCTCGATTTGCTATCCGAGGAATTCGAGGATGAAAAGGTCATCGTTTACACACGTTTTGCGTCGCATGTACCCAGGCTCCAAGAGCTTTGTATGCAGCTTGGGATAAAAAGTGTGGCGGTCACGGGTGACGTAGTGGATACGAAAGCCAACCCCGCTCGTCAAAAGGCTCAAGAGGCCTTTCAAAACCTTCAATCCGACGTGCGGGTCATCTTCATTTCAGATGCCGGTTCAGAAGCAATCAATCTCCAAGCTGCTTCCGCGATGGTGTTCTACAACGCTCCGTGGTCATGGGGCAGCTATTTACAGCTCTTGGGGCGGCCAATACGCATAGGTTCCCCCCACCAGCATGTGGTGGCGGTTCATTTGGTGGCTGAAAGGCCGGGCACTACGGACAAAGCACGCAAATCGATCGATCGTTACACGCTTGAAATTCTCCAAAAGAAAAAGGATCTGATTGACAAGGTTCTTGGGGAATCCGCTGTAGGGGCGTTGGATTTTGGGTCGGGCGAAAGTTTCACCAAGGAACTCGCCAGAAGCCTTCGTTCTTCGTAAGCGAGTGGTGTAGCTATACCCGTGTCTGAGGTCAACAGTGCAGCTTGCCCGTTGTGTAAAGGGGCTTTGTGGCTGTACGACTACACTGAGGATGAAATTCACCCCAGGCGGTGTATTTGCCTAGAGAAGCGACTGTTGCTGGGCTTTTTGGGGCCAGAGATTTTTGGTTCAAAGCCAATCAGAAGTCAGTTGTACCAACCCGTTGTGAACCCGGCGGGTGAGATAGAAGGGGATCGGGTAGAGGACAACCTCTTCATTAAAGGCAGCTGGCCGGTGGTTTGTCAGCATTTGCATTGGGCTCTGGCTGGCAAGAGGCGGTTCTCCACGAAGTTCCACTACAAGATAGTCACTGATCGGAATCTGTTGGACGTGTGGCTTGGTAACGAATCATACAAGCAGCGAGCCAAAGAAGTCCGTGATGACATCGAAACCCACAATTCCGTTTCGGATCTAATTTCGGATCCACCCCTACTGATCATCAAGCTTGGGTACATTTACGCTCCCAACAAAGCGGCGGCAAGTGTATTTAGGGAAGCGCTCGGTATTCGAGAAGTTCTGTTTCGTCCGACGTGGATCGTGGAAGGGACACTAAACTTCTATGGGCCAGGGCACAAAACCTATGACTATGAGGCAAGTGAGTACATAGATAGTCGTTTTGATATCGTGGATTTGGGCGGGGCCGATGATGATAATACCGCTCGTATTGTGTTGGGGGAGGATGTGGCGATGGGGCCCGGCATCGAGACTCCTCGCGAAATAGAGGCAGTTGTACCTATAACCCCACGTTTCATTGCAGCTGATCCACAACTAGACACGAAGCCAAAACATAAGGCAGCTTTCAAACCTGGGTGGAAACGTAAGCCCACTGGTCCGGACTCATTCTAGATGCCAAAGCGTTTACTCAGATCGGTTATTGAATATGACAAGGAAGTCTCTCAGGAGAATCTTGTCCGAAACTTCCAACTACTGCGTAAAGCCGTGGAAGCTGGACAACTTGATTGGGGGCGTCCAGAGGACGAGCGCATCTACAAGTACGTGCTTGGTTTTTTCTCTCAGTTCTTCGAGATACCGTCGGCTCAGACTGTTCTGGATTACTTTGAATCGAGCAAGCACCTAGAGGAGATAGAGCGGGTCAAGGACATACGGGTAGAGAAACCATACGCCAGGACGAACTTTGTCCATCTATTGCGCACGCAGCAAGAGGAACAAGGCAAGATCAAGGCGGTGGCACTGATCAAGGAAACCCACGAGATACTCATGCGTGGTATCGAGGACAAGGACAACAAGGGCGAGAAAATAAAGGGGTTGGAAGCCGCTATCTCGCACTTCAATAAGAAGTCCCAGGAACTACGAGTCACCGATACGAATGTGAGGGTCCACGGGGATATCCGTACCGACGCTCAAGAGATGATTGATGAGTACAACTTGGCGGAGATGGATAGGGGTAAGGCGATTGGCAGCCTTTGTGGGATCAATGAGGTAGACGACATCTGTAGAGGGGCCAAGAAGGGGGAGTTGTGGATTCACGCTGCATATCCAGGCGAGTTAAAAACGAGTTTCGCGTGCAACTGGTGCTACAACGCGGTTACTCGGTATAAGACCAATGTAGTCTATGTATCCTTTGAGATGAAGTATGAACAAATCAGAAGGAACATTTACACGATCCACACCACCAACACCCGTTTTGCTAACAGGGGTTTTAAGCCGTTAGACTACCGAGCTATCCGTGACGGTACTTTGACGCAAGAGGAGAAGGACTTCTATCAAAATGTTGTGATTCGGGATTTTGACTCCAATCCGACCTACACGCATTTTGAACTTGTGTGTCCAGATCGGGACTGGAACATGGATGATATCCGGGCTCAACTGGAACTTCTGCACAAGGAGTTTGAGGTGGGGCTGGTTGTACTGGATCATGGGCAGTGGATTGAACCCAGGAAGGCCAGGAAAAATAAGGACTACACAATTGAGCTAAACAGTGTGGTCAATGACTCGAAGCGTCTAGCTCTAACCTTCGATCACAATGCTGGTGTTCCTGTCTTGATGCTTTTCCAGATCAATCGAAATGGAAAGGACGATGCGGACAAGAATGACGGTATTTATAAACTCAAGGCTTTAACGTATGCAAACGCGTGCTGTTCGGCAGGTACCCTTATTCAAACCAAAGGGGCGTTACTACCCATTGAATCCGTTCGGCCTGGAACAGAGGTGTGGAGTTCAACTGGGTGGCAAAAAGTCCTATCTAATTTTGACAACGGTGTGCGCGATGTTGTGGTGGTCAGCACGGACCGTGGTACTAAAATTGTGGTAACACCAGATCATCGTTTTCGGACGATAACCGAGTCCGGGTTGGAGTGGGTAGAGGCTAGGCATCTAAGTAAAGAATCCTACGTTTTAGGTGCCTCGAACTCTTACACAATGTCGGACAAGTCCGAACCCAAATTACCGGTATTGAAGTTTCAGAAATGGGAGAGATCTATCCGTGTTCCGAAAGCGGTGACCCCTGAATTAGCTTACCTGTTAGGAGCCTACATTGGGGATGGTATTTCGCAAGAAGAAGGGGTGGGTTACGTTGGTAATCTCTTAGAGACCAAGGTTAAGGCTAAGATTTCTGCCTATTTCTTCGTAGCTTTTGGGAAGCGTCTTCTACGCTATAAAAGAAAGGCATCAGGTGTATTCATCTTAGCGAAAGGGAGCGGAGCACTTGCACGTTGGTTCAGGGCTATTGGTTCTGATCGCGGTACTGATGGGGTGCCCACTTGCATTTTGCAATCTTCTTCTCAATGTCAATTGTCTTTTCTCAAAGGATTCTGGGATACGGACGGACACGTCAACACTCAAGGCAACATAAGCATTGGGCAAGAAGTAGCTAAGCGTGGGACCCTTGAGCATGTCCAACTCATGTTGCTCGGCTTCGGTATAGACTCAGCTATTCACCCCAAAATCGCGAAGCTAAACGGCAAGGAGTACCCACAAGAAGTGCTCACCATACGTTCCCGCCGTGGTCGGAAGCTGTTTGCGTCTTTGATAGGCTTTACCGAACCCCACAAACAAAACAGGTTGAAACGTTTCGTTAAAAAGTATGCCGGTTCTGATCGCAGGGCCTCTTTAGAGGAGTGGCCAGTGGCGGACATCTACCGTCGCCTACTATTGCGATACGGCTGGTTCACACGTAAAGGCACTGAACAGATCAAGGCATATAACTTGTTCGTCGGCAAGAAGCGGCCACTGCAACTCCGGTCTATTGCGGACCAACTATACGGCAACCATGACGGTAACAATACCAGACGAGCGTACAGTTTGATGCAAACCATGGTTCGCAAAGGGTTTCTGAAACATAGCAGCAGAGGGGTGTATACCGGATCCATCGAGAGAGAGCGTTTCTACTTCCCTCGGAAATGTAACATAGCGTTGAGTAAAATTGAGCGTCGTGGTTACCCACTAGTATCTCGTGGGGCTATTGAAGACGCGTTAATCACTTTGAGTCAAAACGGGGTCTTAGGTGATCCAGACGCGGAGTTACTAAATAGACTACTAGCTACCGTAATACCACAGAAAGTAATTTCTGTGGTTCCAGCTGGTGAGGCTCATGTTTATGATCTTGAGGTCACGGGAGACCATGAATTCGCAGCCGGTGGGTTGCTAGTACATAATTGCGAAAAGACTGCTGACGTGATCACCAGCACCTACCTTAACGAAGAAATGCGTAACGCTGGGCTCACCAAATTCTGCAATCTGAAGAATCGAGACAACCCACTGTTTGAACCATTTCAAGCGCATGTAAACTTTGTGAGTCGGAGGATTCTCTCCCCCAAGCGGATGGAACCGCAGGGTTTCGTGGTTGAGGAGTTCGACTCTTACCTTCAATCGATGCAGGTGCAGCTCTGATGGCCGCTCGGGATTTTGAGCAAGAAGCGTTTGCGGATCATGTGCGTGGGATTGCTCGTAAGGAGTGGTTTCAAGCACGGGTAGAGGCGATACGCCAATCCGTGTCGGCTTATGACGTGCTGGCTAGGCATGGGCATAGTCTCAAGAAACAAGGTGGGCAACAGGAGCAAATATCGTGTCCATTCCACGGGACGGACAATCGGCCTAGTGCCAGATACTACCCGGAAACCGCCAGGGGCCCATCGGCCGTATGGTGCTTCGTGTGTCGTGAGTCTTGGGACTGCATAGGGCTTTGGAAAAAGTTCACGGGCGAATCCAAATTTTCAACTGTTCTGTGGAGCTTAGAACGAGCTTTTGGTTTGACACCGCCTGAGTTCAACTCCGGTCCAAGCACGGAGGACACTTATGATCCGGATAAAGAGGACGTTCAAAATTTGTTCCAAGCATGCGAGAACCGATTGTCTCAAGAACGTGGCAGCTTCGATATGACCACACACCTGAAGCTTGGAAGTATTTTGGACCTACTTAGATTTGAAGTTGATCGTGGTGGTATCCCGCTAACCAAAGCTAAAGAGCACCTTCAGTTGGTGAGTGAGAAAATTAGCAAGAGGGTGCGCCATGAGTGAGCCGTACACGAGTGACTGTGGGGTTCTTTACCATGGGGATTGCCTAGACGTTCTTCGTGGGCTCCCCGCCTCTTCTGTGGATTCTATCGTCACTGACCCTCCGGCTGGTATTGCCTTCATGAATCTTGATTTTGATAATCCAGATTCATGGCAGTATCCAATAACTAAACACGGTTTCACGGATGGGGGAAATAGAGTTCCGGCACCGGCTATTGGCAGCAGCAGTCGAAACCCGATGTGTAGGAAATGTAAGAAGCATAAACGAGGGTGGAAAACCATTCTTGGTTGTGAGTGTTCCGAACCTGCCTTTGACACGCAAGAGAAGTTACATGAAATCAGAGAGAAGTTTATTGGTTTTCTCTCCGATGTTTTTGGGGAAAGCTTACGGGTCTTGAAGCCCGGAGGTTTTGCTATTGTGTGGTCCTTGCCACGCACCTCGCATTGGACCGCTACCGCGCTGGAGAATGCTGGTTTCGAGGTTAGGGATTGCATCTACAACGTCAAGGATCGGAGTGCAGAGGTTCAGATGTTCTTAGATTCGTTGAATTCTGAACAACTTGATCTTCTGTTGCGAGCCGAGCCGACTGATGAGTTTGTACTCCATCTTTTTGGCAGCGGGTTTCCGAAAAGCCTAGACGTGAGTAAAGCTGTAGATGGATTTATTACAGGTGGTAAGTCTGACAGCTTAGCATTGCGTAAAGTGAATGAAACTCGACCTGGTGAGGGGGTGCTTAGAAACTCTTCTATGAATGGGCACAAAGGATTCGTAGGCGGAGTTTCAGAAGGTTCTTCTGTGAAACGCAACACACCAACAACTGAGGCTGCTAAACAATGGTCAGGTTGGGGTACCGCACTTAAGCCAGCCGTAGAGTGTTGGTGGCTGGTTCGTAAGCCACTGATCGGCACCGTTGCCGCGAACGTGATCGCGCATGGGACCGGCGCGATTAATATCGACGGGTGCCGGATTGCTGGCACCAAACCGCTACGGGAAACGACGCCCGGCGACGAGGGCATGTTTGGGCTTGGCTCGCGGCTCGCGGTCGGCAACTCGAACGTCGGCCGCTGGCCCGCCAACCTAACCTTAAGCCACAGTCCTGCATGCACAAAGGATTGCGTGCCTGGATGTCCGATCAAAATACTCGATGAGCAAAGTGGTACGCAAGAAAGTGGGTCCGCTTCACGGTTCTTCAAGAACTTCACTCAAGAACCACCGTTCCACTATACGGCTAAGGCTTCTCAATCGGATAAGCATGATGGTCTAAGTGAAGCGGGCTTGATCAACAAACACCCGACCGTTAAGTCACAAGACCTCATGCGGTATTTGATCCGACTGGTCACACCCAAAGGAGGTACGGTCTTGGATCCTTTTGCTGGTTCTGGATCAACCTTGTTGGCTGCAATCTCTGAAGGAGATCGCTTCATAGGCATTGAACAAGACCCGGAGTATATCGCGATTGCGAAACAACGTCTCGCTACAGTAGGTCAGAGCAATCTTGAGAGGCATAATCAACAAGACCTTCTGGGACGGATGCTAAACGGTGAGATGGACGACTAGGTGCCACGCCGATTGACGCTACCAACCGTCGAGATGGGTACCGTAGAACTGTACCTGATTTACGATGAGGGCGGCACATGGGAAGCTGAGTGGCGCGAGTTTCAAGGAGTGTGGGACTTACCATCGATCTCTAAAGAGGACATGGATCATGCCCTGCATGGTTGGACCAGACCTTTGGTAGATCAGCTTGGCCCACCCCCCAAGGGAAAGCTTCTACTACTCCCCACAAAGGCCAAGAGATGTGCACAAGAAGAGCCTTGTCCTTTCTACTCTAAAAGGTCTTGTGGGGTTTCGGCCCCCAACATGCCTTGGTGTTTTATACCGGCGGATACGAAAGCCGGAAGTTTAGCCGCTGAAGTGGTCAAGTTGTGGCGTGCCGGGGTGTATGTACTGGTTGTTCTAGAGGAAAGACCAGATGTCCGACACTGATGACATTGATGATTTCTTGGCGACTCTTAGCACAGAGTCGGCTAAGGCTGTTCCGGCTAAGGTTGTCCCTAAACCGAAAGCGGCCCCGTTGAGCGGAGGCTCTCCTAATCTATTGGGAATGGTGGTGGCATCCAATGACGACGATGACGGGGATGATATTGCTGCTTTCTTGGAAACCACGGGGTTGAAAGCAGATCGGGAAGTGCCCGATGCCTCTAAGCCTTGGATGAAGTATCACAAGTTCACTCGGGTCCAGACCATTCAAGAGGTCAACCGAATTGTGAACGAGTGCATAGACCGTGGTACGTGTTCTTTGGATCTAGAGACGACTGGACTCGACAACCGTATTATCTACAAAAATGGTAAGCCTGAAACGGTAGACCAAATTGTAGGGTTCTGCATTTCCTACGACGGTTATGAGGGCTTCTATATCCCAATTCGACACAAGCCAGCGGATCGCGGCCCGAGTCTGAATGTAGAGCCAGTAGTTGAAGTTGAAAGAGCTATCACTCGACTTTGCCGTGCGGCTATCCCAGAAGGGACAGCCGAGGACAAAGCGGCCGACTCATTGTCCTACAAAGGGGTAGCACAACTTGTCATTTTCTTTTGGAATGCTCAATTCGATCACGAATTCCTATACCCAGTCACAGGGATCGATTGGTGGCACCCTAGTTCGTTTGAAGATGGGATGCTTGCAAGTTTCGTCAAATATGCGGGCGATAAAGGGATAGGGCTAAAACCCAAGGCTAAACAGTTGCTCATCGATCCCGATGGCAATCCTTATGAAATGATTGAACTGAAGCAGCTATTCCAAAAGGGAATGCCGATTCGGTTCGATTCTTTGTCTCCGGATGAGCCGGGAGTTATTCGTTACGGTGGTTCAGATGGCATTTGCACATACAAGCTCTGCATAATTCCGGACCTCGTGCCTCTGTGCAATGCCAAGTACAACTTCACATATCGGCTTGAGAAGCAACTCACGTGTGTTCTACGGGTTCTGGAGAGAAACCGAGTACGGATCAATCGTGCACCCGTCAGGGCAATGCTGGAAGCCAAGTCTAAAGAACGTGATGAAATTCTAGCCAAGATCCGGAAGTTCGCAAAACTCAAAAACACGGATTTAGATCCAAATTCGCCAAAGCAACTTGGGGAATTCCTGTTCGGCACTGGGTCGAACTGCATGAACATTACGCCGAAGCCAGCGAAAAATGAGGCGAGCGGTCAATACAAAACGGATGGGGCGACCTTAGAAGCGCTCGCGGAAGATCCTAACGCCCCGGCTATTCTGAAAGACGTTGTAACCTACAGGGGATTCGAGAAGTCCATCGGTACCTACCTGATCGGGTTGGCCAATAACCCGGACGCTAACGATGAACTACGTGTGAGCTTCAAACAGACTGGGGCCTCCACCGGACGCTTCTCCGCTCCAGCCGGTGATCCGGAACATGGTTATTCCGGTATCCCCATCCATGGGATACCGCAAGGCTCCGATTTGCGTCGTGTGTTCGAAGCCCGACCTGGGTATACGATGGCGAAATGCGATTACGCAGGTGAGGAGCTGCGTATTGCTGCAAATGTCTCCGGAGAAACCGTATGGATCAATGAATTCATGCAAGGGTCAGGAGACCTGCACACCATCACCGCACGAGCGTTCTTTGGGAAGCAGGAGGTCACGAAAGACGAACGCAACGCTGGTAAGTGCGTACACCCAGAGTCACTGGTTTTTATCAACGACGTTCTCCAACCAATTAAGTTGCTGAAATTCTCGGGGACCGCCGATACTTTTGAGTCAAGTTCTGGTCTAAGCATTTTTGCGGGGTCGAAGTACGAACCAATAACGGCCACCTATAATGGAGGGGTCAAGACTCTTGTGCATGTAGTCACATCAGGTGGGGTTCTTACGTGTACATCTGAGCACCAATTGAAGTTAAGGGGTGGTGCCTTTGTTCGGGTTATGGATCTTAAGCCTGGCGCATTGTTAGAACCAGTAACTCTCCCAAGAGCCAAAACTCGGCCGTACACGCCTATTCAAGTTTCTCTATGGGATGGTCTACCGTCCAGCACCTACCAATTGAATCACGATTGGGCTTATTTGGCTGGAGCTTATGCTGGGGATGGTACTGGAAGCGCCTCTTCTTTGGGACTAACTCACGGGAAATCAGAGAAAATTGACGCTTACGGTCATCGTTACGAGGAGTGGATCCAAAAGCTGATCACGTCTTGTGAGGCGTGCGAGATACATCCGACCAGAAAGGGCTCCGACTGTCTATACTTGGGAAGCCGTGTGTTAGTACGACTGTTTCAAGCTTTGGATATCCATCGAAAAAGCAGCAAGGCTTTCAATATCCCGTTTTGGGTGTTGCGTGCTGGAAGAGAATCCATACTACATTATCTAGGAGGTCTATTCGATACGGATGGAACCGTTGGGGGTAAAACACCAAATTTAGACGTGACTACCAAGGATTTTTCTTTTGCCGGACAACTTGCAACAGTCCTCCGTTATGTTGGATTAGATTTCAATTTGGAGTTGACCTACAACCAAACGTACAAACGTTATTATGCCCGACTGCGTTTACCTGTGAACGATTCCCTTAAGCTAAGACCTTATCTTAGACACGAGGGTAAGAAGGCTAGGCTTAGAGCAGGCCGACAAAAGAGTAACAATAACAAAGATCGTTTCATTGTACTCCAAGTTTTGCCAGCTGAATCCGGACAGTGCGTGGACCTATCAGTCAGCAAGAAACATGTTTATGTGGTAAATGGGATCCTTACCCACAACACCGCGAATTTCGCCCTGCTTTACGGGGGTGGGCCAAAATCTATCATTCGAGCCACTGGTTGCAATGAAGTTGAAGCCCGTAGAAGGAAACAAGCTTTCGATAAAGCGGTGCCAACTTTTGCCAAGTGGATCAAGCAACAGCACGCGGCAGTAAAAATCAATCTTGGGGTATGGACCGCCTTCGGCCGATGGCTCCTCATTCCAGACGCAAATAGTCAGGAGGGAGAGATTCGAGCCGCATGTGAACGTCACTCGGTCAATTTTCAAATTCAAGGAGCCGGAGCTGACATCATGAAGATTGCCATGGTGCTTCTGCACAAGGCTTTCCACAACAAAGGTTGGCTGCGTAATGGGGGTGACGACTCGGTACGGATGCTTCTCACGGTCCACGATGAAATAGTTTTCGAGATCAAACACGAGAGAGTGGTAGAAGTGATCCCACTCATTGTGGAGATCATGGAAGGTCCTTGGAAACGACCCAAAAACCCACCGTGGAAGGTTCCTCTTGTTGTTGAGCCTTTAGTTGGGTTCAACTGGTCCTCCGGTTACAAGGTTGAAAGGCACAAAAAGGGCCAAGCACTCGGCAAAGGCGAAGTGCTCGCTAATGGCTACGTCTATGGCACAACACGCAAACCGGCCAAAGAATACGAGCAACCGGATATTGGGGAAATTGTTCTAACACCAAACAAGTTGTTTGGTCTGGAGCATACGCCACCCTGGTTAGCTTCACTTGTGCCTTCGGCGGAGGTCATTGAGACTCCCGTTATAGAAGCCGTACAGGAGACCCCAACTCAAGAAGCCGTGCAAGAAGCCGTGCAGGAGATGATCCAAACCCAAGAGGCTGTACAGGAGGTCACAACTCAGGATGTCTCTTCGGAAAGTCTAAGTGACCTGAGTGAAGCTTTGCTGCAAGTAGCGGAACCCCAGCTCACCGCACCACCCGAGAAGCTCACACAATTCCCTGAACCACAAACGGATGGAGTTATTGTATTCGGTATCGATCGGCTCAATGAGCAAACGGCAGCACAGATATCGGATTTCGTGTGTGTCGCGATGTTGGAAGCCCGCCGGGATGGTCATGGTTCCATCTTGCATCTACAGGATTTTGGTGGCGAGACATTGATCCCGATAAGTTACAACTATCGAATCCAAGTAAGCAAGTTCGCGGAATTGCTTCGGCGTCACAACTTGCTGGTGGACAAGTAAACAACTCCGCCCTAAAGGACGGGGTTTCCCCGCTGAGATCCGATGAAGACTATGCCTAATAAAGGCTCTTTTATTGTCTTGGATGGTATTGACGGCTCTGGGACGACTACGCAAACCAAGTGGCTAGTGGCAGCTCTTAGAGAGCGCTTTCCAACACGAGAAATAGTGCAAACGGCCGAACCAACCACGGAAGTAGTTGGTAAACACATTCGAGATATTTTTGAAGGGCGGGCTGGGATGGCCCTGCCTCCATGGGACGTAATGGCCCGTCTTTTCGTGGCCGATAGAGGGTTGCATATGTACACCAAAGTACAACCAGCTCTTGACCGTGGCGCTATCGTGGTGAGTGACCGCTACTACTACTCAACCTTTGCCTACCAGCTAGCACAGTACATTCATTCTCCCAATGGCGTGACGGAGTATTTCACCAAAATTGTTAGCAAGACATTGGAGGATCTTTGTACGCTAGACGGTCCACCGACACTTGCTCTTATCTTAGTTGTCCCGGTTAATGTAGCGTTTGAACGTCGAAAAGGACGTGCTCCAGATGAGTTTGAGAAAAATTTGGATTATCAGCATACCGTAGCCAGTGAGTATGCAAAGTTCGGCATTAGCCACAAGTTCGCGAGCAATCTCCACTACATTGATTCCAATCGTCCACATGAACTCGTGGCGGCCGACATAATAGAGAAGGTTCTAAGTGTCCTCACGGCATAGACTTGATTTATTCGCGGAATGCACCGATGGGAGTCCCATTGATGTGTTTACGGCCGAGTGCTGTATGCAGTGCGTTAATCCTAGTTGCACTCGCAGTGCGTTTGGGACCTCTAAGTTTGAGATCAGGACAGCAACTTGGCACGACCGTCTGTTTACGAAGGTGCCCCGCATGGATCCGAGTGATCCAAGATTCATGGGTATCTCCGCTAAACAATTCTTGGCGTTCAATCAACCTTTGACTATATCGGGGGATTGGGTTGATCCTCGGGATCTTCAACAAAGCCCCGTATCCGCCCCAGATCTTCAACAAAGCCCCGTATCCGCCCCAGAACCCGTAGCATCGGCATCCCCGGCCCCAGAACCCGCCCCAGCACCAGAACCCGCTCCGGAACCGCCAATTCCGGTACCCACCGTCCCAGCACCATCTGGCACGCTTTCGCCACATTTGGCACAAGTAAACACGCCTGTTCAACGTGGGCAGATGCTTCAAGCTCCCGTCGGGGCACCCAAGCCGACCTCTAGTTGGGATGCCGCCATACCGACTACTGACACGGCTGGTGTTCCAATCGTGAAAGCGGGAGCAAAAGTTAAAATTGGCGGTTAAGTGCGGATCGGTGTACTAACACAAGATCAGTAACACAACGGAGGAAACATGCGAGGCATAGTCAAGGTCACAAAAGATGGTGTAGCTAAAAACATAGTTCAAGACAGGGAGGAGGGGGAGAACTGCGAGGCTATTCACAAACTCACGGATACACTTGGGCCTCAAATTTCGGAAGAAAGAACAGGCCCGGATTGCGACACCGTTCATGAAGTCGTGAACTGAAAGGGATACGGAAATGTCAAGAGTAATTGAGAACAGAACCGAAATCAAAGATAAAGAACTGGCGTTCGAGGCCCTTCGGCAGGCGGGGATCAACTACAATGTTGATGGGGAGACAATTTTCCTGACCTCAGGTCCGTTGAAGAACTCTTACATTGACCTCAAAACTGGTCATGTCCGTGGTGACTCCGATTATGGCCACACGAAAGAAATGTTTGGGCTACTGCATCAGCACTATACCGTGGCCAAAATCCGCCAGGAATATCTGAGGGCCGGAGCAACTATTGAAAGTGTCACCACGGATGAGGAAGGAACCGTTATCCTGGCGTACCAGTTCGCAGCCGTTGGTTGATTTGGTGTAGTGAGTAGTCGATGCAACCAGACCTTAGATTCCACCTAAGAGTATTCAGTCGTCTCATCTATTTTGTGACGGATGAGGAGGATCGCTTTCTGCTTCAATTCAGAGACGCGATGGGTGCCAAGGTTGCGAACGCCAAAGTCTACAATGCAGCGTTTGGGTTGGTTCCACTAGCCAACCTAATTGTGGACTGGGAAACCAAAGCGCACACCACGGATAATACGACTCTTAGTATCCATGACGCGCTTATAGCGATCTACAAAGATCAGACACTCAACGAACGTAAGTTCTACGTGATCACCGATCCAGATCGGTGGCTTCAAGATCAACTTGCTCAGCGTAGGATCCTAAATATCCTGCATCAAGTCCACAATAACGCGGCCACCGTCAAGGTGCTAATATGTGTTGGTAGCCGCCGACACATACCGGAGAAGCTAGCGAGACACATAGAGGTTGTTCAGGATACCGGATTAACCAACGAAGAAATTATGGACATCGTGGGGGCCACTTGCCTTGCTCTCAAAGGATTCGATGTACCGGAAAGTTCAGAGGCACTATTCAAGGGGCTTACTTCTTTTGAGATCCAATCAGCATTGATCCAAAGCTACAAGAAAGCCCGTACAGCCGATGACCCAAATTTCCTTAGGAACTATCGTTTTAAGCAGCTCAAAAAAACGGATCTGATTCAGTACATCGATACCTCCGCTCACTCCTTTGAAACGTTGGGTGGCGTGGGGCGTTTTAAGAATTGGGTGCATCGCACCAAAGCGGCATGGTCCGATGAGGGCCGGGCGTTTGGTCTTGAGCCACCCAAGGGCGTGCTGGCCGTTGGGGTTTGGGGTACCGGCAAGTCTTTGGCCGTGAAAGCACTTGGCACCGAATGGGGTTTACCTGTTGTCCAATTGGAGATGGGGCGTCTGCGGTCTTCCGGAGTTGGTGAGTCAGAGGCCAATGTGTATCGGGCGATCAAGATCATTGAGTCGGTAGCGGCTGGCACTGGGTGCATCGTCTGGGTCGATGAAGCCGAGAAGTCCCTTTCAGGCGGACAATCATCCGCTCAAACGGACTCTGGGACCACGAGTCGCACGATAGGCATCCTCTCGACTTGGCTTCAGGAAACCACGGCACCCGTTTGTTTGGCGTTGACGGCCAATTCCGTCAAGACGCTGCCCGTCGAGTTCATTAACCGTATGGACGAGCGGTGGTGGTTTGATTTGCCGTCTCTAGAGGATCGGATTGACATTCTCAAGATCCACCTTCGCAAACGTGGGCAGAACCCAGACCTCTTGGATTTGAGGCTTTTGGCAGAAACCGCCGAGTCTATGGTGCCGCGTGAAATTGAACAATGCTTGAAAGCGGCTTTGGCTGAATCATTCCATCAGTCGAAACCCGGGTTGGATGAAGGCATATTTCTAGAGGAATTGGCGAAGAAACCCCGAATTGTTCGCAC